ATACACTGGGATAGACCTGATGATGAAGATTGGGAAGAAACCACTTACAACTCAGAAGAACTTTATTGGATCCGCTTTGCTACTTCTGCAACACAGAGTGAGACAGTCTACAACTATGCAGGGATTGTTTTTTCAGATGATAAGTCTCTTGCTCTATACACCCCTTACATCAATGACACTTCAATGCTTATGGGACAGTCAAACCATCTGAAGATTCACATTGCTGCAAGGAATCAAATAGTACAAAGACTTGTTAAGGGTGGTCATGTCAAATATAACACACTTGGCAACAGGATCAGGCTCACAGGTTGGGACTTCCTTGACAAGAATGAGATCAAAGACGCTGCAGCTTATCTTGCACTGTCAATGATATACTTCAACTTGAGTGACAACCCTGATGACTCTTGGCAATTCAAAAGCAATAAATATGAACAGTTGTTTGAACAATTATTCAACACTGTTATAATAAGTATAGATATAAATGATGATGGTGAGATTGGTGAGAATGAAAGATCTGCTGTCATCTCAAGACATGTGAGAAGGTGATGGCTGAAATTAGTACTATTGTTACAGGAATCAAAACAAGAATAGCGAGTGTTCTCGGATCAACATACTCTGAACTATCCCACACCAATGAAGTTGACAAAAACTCTTTTAAGGGTGCTACAAAACGATATGGCGTTGAAGCTGGTGACATAGTACAGGTTGAAGAAAAGGGTGTTCTTGGTAAGTTCACAGTAGAACAAGCCTTTAAGATCAAGCTTACAGATGACTATACAAGCTCACAGATAAGTGATTCTAGCAAGCTGACAACAGCAAACGGACTGATTGAAAAACAGCTTTCAATATTTGCGGATCTTACATCTTCAAGGTGTGGAGCTTCATCACTTGTGATACAGACCACAAGTCTCTCAGTTGATGAACCTGAATATCTTGATGATACAAACGTGATATTAGTGACGGCAACAGTTGCTGTTACATATAGAAAGACAATATAAGGGGAGAAACATGGGATATGTTATCAGATCAAATGTGAAGATTGCCTTGAAAGAAGAAACCACTGAGGGGACTTATATTGCTCCTGCAAGTGGTGCTGACTTCGTTCAAGCTCTCAAAGATGGTGAGTCTCTTGAAATAACAAGAGAGAAGGTTGAAAGAAACGTGTTTAATGGTAGTGTTGGACAGGCAACAGCAAGACATGGTGAAGTGGGTGTCAATGGTGCAATACCTATTGAGCTTAAAGCCAATGGGACTGAAGGTGCTGAACCTGAAGCAAGTGTTGCTTTTGAAAGTGCTTTTGGTGCAAAAAGATCAGCTGTTACAAAGACAGCAAGTGATGCAGATGGTGGAACACACTCAGACACAGTCATTTGTTTTGAAGATGCTGATGCTAGCAACTTTGCAGTTGGTGATGTGGTCATGACAAAAAGATCAGGTGCTTACCATGTAAGTCCAATCACAGCTGTGTCAAATGCTGCTGGTGATGTCAATATCACTCTTTTGATTGCTGACCCTGCTGGTGCTTACGTTGATGGGATTGAAGTCTCAGCTGTATCAACATACTACCCTGCAGATAGTGGTCACCCATCCTATTCAGTATCAAAGTATCTTGAAGATGCTGTTGCTGTAAAGGCTTGGGGATGTAAGACCACAAGTCTCTCAATTGAGGGTGTAACTACCTACGGACTTGGATCATTTAATATTGGTTATGAAGGTGCTGATGGTGAGAGAGCTGTTTCAGCTTTACCATACACCCCAACATATGACAGTGCGCTCCCACCTGTGATTGTGAACGCTTGTGCTTATCAAGACACAACACTGCTTGAAATAAACGAGCTTACACTGAACTTGACAAATGAGCTTGCTTGGATCAAAGACACTTGCAACGGCAAGAAGTCATCCAGAGTTGCAAACAGAACTGTGACAGGCACAATTGATCCATACACTTCAGATTCAGATGTAAACAACTGGACAAAGTTCAATGCTCAAACCCCATTCAGTCTTTTTGTTGCTGCAAAAGTTCCAACAGGGACAAGTGGTGAATACAGTGACGTTGTAGCTTTTTATGCGCCTAACTGCGTTATAAGTGCAATGGCTGATGGTGATCAGGATGGAGCAATGAAAGATGTACTCACATTTGATGCTGACAAGGGATCTGCGTCAGACAAAACTGAACTTTACATGAGCTTCATTTAGGCTATAATATAAATACACGAATACTTCTTCAAATTAAAAGCAGAGGGGTGAAAGTCCCCTCACCATATAGGATGAAAACATGAAGATATACTCACTTACTGACAAGATACCTGTGAAGATTGGTGATATTACAATCTCAATCTCACCACTTTCAACCATTCAAAAAGCTGAGATTCAAGGTCTGATGCTGAAAACAGTCAAAGATCCTGAGAACACACTCCCTGCAATGCAAGCTTCAAACCTTTGTGTGAAGTATTCACTTAAAGAGATCAAAGGGGTTGAGATGGCTGATGGCACATCTTTTGGTTTGCAGTTTGAGGATGATGTGTTAACTGATGGTTGTGTTGAGCTACTTAATAACAGTGAGCTTGGAACAGTGCTCCATCAAACATGCTTGAACCTACTTAAAGGGATCCCCAACACTTTTGTTGATGAGTATGGCAATGAGCTAAAGGGTGTTGAGATGGTTAGACCTAAGAGCAAAAAAAAAGCCAAAAAATAGTATTATTCAACAATCCATTCTTTGAATACTTATTTTATAAGGTCATGGAGTTGAGCCAGTTGTCAGAGTCGGAGCTGATCTTGATCAAGGGGCATTTTTGCAACTCATATTATGTTCAGTGTGAGAGTAAAGTCCAAGAGCACATCAAGAAGGGTCTTGATCCTGATCTAGCAGAAAAAACAATAAAAACAATCAATATGTGTGATCAGGTATCGGATAAGCCATTGCATGATATTGATGATATATTATTCTATACTTGTGTGTGTAACTTTAAGCACCCAATGATGGGGTTTTTTCTTGATGCTACAGAAGCTTATGACAATGGGATCCTACCATTCAAGGGTGGGTATTCAGATCAACCAGCAAAAATGATTGAAATCATATCCTTGATTAAGCGTATGCAATTAGACTATAATATATATATGCACAAGAAGCAAAATAAGAAAGGATAGCACATGGCAACAGTAGAACTTGACTTTAGAGCCGTTGCAAATAAGGCTATCAAGGACATTGACTCACTTAATAAGCGAGTTGACACACTTACAAAAAACACAAAGACTTCAAGCCTTGCTTTTGCAGGACTTGCATCAATTGGGATAGCTGGTGTTATCAGTGGCATAGGTTCAGCAATATCAAACACTGTTGAGCAATCAAGAAAAATGGAAGATCTGACAGCACAGTTTCAAACCCTTACAGGTTCAGCAGATGCTGCAAAGCTTATGATGGAAGATCTTGCTGACTTTACATCAAGAACTCCATTCCAGCTTGAAGGTGTTGCAAAGAGTGCAAGAACACTATTGGCTTTTGGCACTTCAGTTGATGATGTTAAGCCTTTGTTGGGTGATCTTGGTGATGTTGCAGCAGCAACAGGTGCAAGCCTTGAAGAAATATCACTAGTTTTCGGACAGGTGAGAGCTGAAGGTAAACTCACAGGTGAGAGGTGGAGACAACTTGCTGAGAGGGGTATTGTCTTAGATGATATCTTTGCAAAGAAGCTGGGTGTAAGCACAAAACAAGTAAGAAAAGAGATATCAAAAGGAAGCGTGTCCTTTGATATGTTCAGAGAAGCCTTTGAAAAGCTTAATGATAAGGGTGGTAAAGCTGAAGGTGGAATGGCAAGACTTGCGGGGACACTATCAGGCAAGCTATCAACACTTAATGATAATATAGATCTATTTGCAGGGAGAGTTGGGTCAAAGTTTGCACCAGCCTTAAAAATAGCTGTTGACGCATTGAATGAACTACTCACACCACTTGAGAAAAAATCAGCTGTTGAAGTTGCAAGGGAAGAACTTCAAAAACTACAGCAAGAACTTGATCAAGGCTTCTCACAGCAACAGACAGGCGGCTTTCTTGGCTTTCAGGTCACTGATGCTGACAGGCAAGGTGTAGAAGAAAAGATAGAGCTTAAAGAACAAGAGATAGCAAGCCTTGAAGCTCTTGAGAAAGAAGCAGCTGCAAAAGAACAAAAAAGAAAAGCTGCAGAGAATAAGAAAAAACTTGAAGATCAAAAGAAGGAAGATGAAAAAGCTTTAAAAGCAAGAGGGACATTCTACTCTAACTGGAAGTCTTTTGTAACGGATTTTAAGACCTTTGAAAAAAGCACAGGCAAAGAGAGAATTGCAAACATGCGCTCAACTCTTGGCACTATATCAACACTGACTTCATCAAATAACAAAACACTGTTCAGAGTGGGACAGGCTTCAGCAATAGCAACAGCAACTGTTGATGGAATAACAGCAGTTCAGAAAGCTCTTGCTTCAGCACCACCACCATTTAACTTTATTTTGGCAGGGCTTGTTGGAACAGCAACAGCGTTAAATGTTCAGAAGATAGCTTCAGCAAAACCACCAGCTTATGAACAGGGTGGTGTTGTAGGTGGATCATCTTACACAGGTGACAATGTACTTGCAGCAGTAAACTCCAATGAGGTTATATTGAACGGCAAACAACAGGCTGAAACATTATTCCAGATTGCAAATGGTGGTTTACAAGGCAATAATGCAGTTGATGCAATCAATGCACTAGGTGACAGAATAGCCAATCTTGAGGTTGTTGTCATGACAAGTGATATTGAGATTGCAAGATCTGTGAATAGAGCTGTAGACAATGGCTTTCAATTGAAGGGAGCTGCATGAGCACACTTTTCATGAGTAATAATTATGGTGTAGCAAGCACCACTGACTATACAATCACAACAGGGACAGCAAACAGCCAGTTCCCTATTGAGAACTTAAGAGACCCACACACCACAAAGGTGTTCAGGTCTACAGGCAACACAGTTGAGTTTACAGTGGACATCAAGGGGCTTCAAACTCTTGACAGCTTTTGTCTGACAGGTTCTTCAGTTGATGGTCTTTCATTGACAGCTTGCAACATATATCTAAGTGCAACAAACAACTTTTCAGGTGTTACACCAAAGGCTGTGAACTTATCGAGTGAGTTCAACTTTGGATATGTGACCTTTTCAGAAGAATCAGCAAGATATATGAGGATCTCACTAACAGGCAATGGATCCTATTGTGAACTATCTAACTTCTATATAGGTGCAGCAACATCATTCACAAATAACGGCATTGATCAGGCTTCATTTAAGTATGAGTTTGTAGACAATGCAAAGATATCAAAAAACAAATATAATCAGAAGTTCATCAACACATATACTACAGTTAAGAC